GGACTGACTTCTATACCCATGCAGAAAAGATGCAGGTATGGGCGCAGACTAGCCTCAAGTATGTAGATGTAAGCTCATTGCTTGAGAGTATGCTGGCCTCTAAGCGTAAGTCTGAGAAGATGTACAGCTTGTACATGAGTGAGGCATCTACCCGTGGTCACAACAAGTTTGCTTTGTATAGTGCCATGACTAACTATGCTACCTATGCAGACGAACGTAATGGGTTCAACCTACGCAACACTGGCAACGACACACAGGCCATGTCTATGTGGTCACGTGAGCAAGAGGTATCTAAGTGGGTCAGCGATAAACTTTTCGTTGAGTTGGAAGCCGCTTAATGGCAAAGCTACCTAGATACGTACAAGAAAGGGTGTCACCTTCGGGTGACATCTCCTATCGTTTCAACCCACCGCAAGTTCTTGTAGATGAGGACGTAGTTGTACGAGAAGAGTATGGCAGTGACCTCAAGCAGGTGCGACAACTTGTTAAGGTACACAATGATGCCATTGATACCTATCGTTCTGCATTGGCAAAGGTTATACAACTAAAGCCTAGCAGTAGAGTTACCGACTTAATAAATATGTACTATCAATCTAATGATTTCAATATGTTACGTGACAATACTAAAGTGGATTACAGATACTTCCTTACAATTCTCCACCAGAGTTTGGGTACACGTAAGTATGAGATGGTGACATCGAAGATGGCTAAGGCTACGTATGAGGAATGGGTCAAGCGTGGCATCAGCTTTGCTAACCATGCCGCTACCTGTGCCAGTAGGGTGTACAACTATGCAATCAAGATGGAGCATACATATCAGAACCCGTGGTCTAAGATTGAGAGATACACTACACCACAACGCAAGGTAGTGTGGCAACATGGGGATGTAATCAAGTTTCTTGACACAGCCTACAGTGACTACGAGTACAGAAGTATGGGCTTGATAGTACAGATGGCATACGAATGGTGTCAGAGACTAGGCGATATGAGGACGTTACAGTGGGGTAACCTTGATTTAGAGGGTAGGGTACTCAAACTTGAACAAAGCAAACGTAGGGCTGACGTAGAGCTTCCTATCTCCCCTGAGCTAACAGCTATGCTGATTGAACAGTCGGTACAGTTTGGGTTCCAACCATACGTAGCACCACATCCAAGGCCAGTGATGGGGGAGTACCAACCGTATGCAATGGAACGTCTATCAAAGGTAGGACGTAGGGTAATGAGGCTGGCTAAGTTGCCAGAAGAGTTACGACTTATGGACTTACGTAGGACAGGGGTGACACAGATGATTGACAAAGGTGTACCAATTGGGCAACTAATGTCAGTGACAGGCCACAATAATGTGTCTTCTGTGAAACCATACATGAAGCATACTTACGATGCTGCAAATAATGCCTTGACACAAAGAAACGTTCGTGTACAATCGAGTACTTAACGAGTAACAAAGAAAGTGATATAACATATGAATATAAATAGTATTATAAGTGATCTATCACTAGTAAGTGGTGAGACAAGACGTATGACTTGTCCATCATGTAATACTAAGAACACATTTACTGTGACCAATGACATGGGTTCTGTTATATGGAATTGTTACAAGGCTAGTTGTTCGTTGTCAGGTGGTACTAACGTATCAATGACAGCGGATGACATACGAAAGTTTCTTCATGTTGTTGCAGATGAGACACACGTTGCAACATTTATTAAACCTGAATGGTTTGTAAGAGACTACAAAAAGATTGCTTCCTTTTGTAATGAGTGGGAGCTTGATGCACAAGACCTAGGACTATTGTATGATGTAAAGGAACATCGTGTGGTGTTCCCTGTTGTGCATGATGGAGTTACAGTAGATGCTACGGGTAGATCATTGGGTAAACGAATACCTAAATGGAAACGCTATGGAAAAAGTTACTTGCCATACGTATCAGGCCGTGGTAAAACTGCTGTAGTTGTTGAGGACTGCATAAGTGCCGCAGTTGTAGGTGATAGTGATGGATGTGTTGGGGTCGCAGTGTTGGGTACATCACTATCAACTGGACACAAGGAATACTTATCGCAGTTCTCAACGGCAATAATTGCACTAGACCCTGACGCACTACCCAAGACCCTGCAGTTCGCAAAAGAATTACGTAGCTACGTTGATAACGTCAAGGTGCTACGACTAACCGATGACCTCAAGTACCAAGAGCCAACTGATATGGCTAACCTTTTAACCCTAGGAGAATAACCAATGGAACTATCCCTTATACGTAGCCTTATGGACAAACCATTCTATGATGACCACAAGGGCGCACGTTGTCCTGACCGTTTGTTCAGCAAAGATGTACGTAAGATCAAGCAAGCCATCGACAGTGCTATGGATCGCTATGAGCGTACCGTCACACCTGCTGAGATCGAAGCACTATTCATGGCAGAGAACGCCACACTTACTACAGCCCAGCGCCAAGCATACAGCGTACTGTTTGTACAAGTTACTAAGCAAGAAGTCATGGGCAGTGACATAGCACAGGACGTACTGTCTAAGCTATTCCAACAGGTGATAGGCGAGGACATTGCCAACCTTGGATTTGACTACGTTAATGGTAGCAAGACAAGCCTTGATCCACTACGTCAGATGCTTGAGTTGTATGGTGATGACTTCACCCCTAACCTCAAGATACAATGGGAAGACATTGACCTTGATACTATCCTTGCCATGACTGACCTTGAGTCACAGTGGACATTCAACATACCTACGTTGACACGTAAGGTTGAGGGCATCAATGCTGGTCACTTGATTGAGGTAGGTGCTAGACCTAACACAGGCAAGACATCCTTTCATGCATCCCTTGTGGCGGCACCGGGTGGCTTTGCATGGCAGGGTGCTAAGACAATCGTACTGTGTAATGAGGAAGGCTACCACCGTGTTGCCCACCGATACATCACAGCGGCAACTGGCATGGACAAGCATGAGATCGTCAAGCGTAAGTCTGAGGCAATGGCTATCTTCAACAAGATACGTGACAACGTTATGTTCAAAGATGCCACAGGCCGTGACATGAATTGGGTTGAGTCAGTATGCAAGTCATACAAGCCTGACATAGTTATACTAGACATGGGTGACAAGTTCTCTCGCATGGCTGGCTTTGCACGGCCGGATGAATCACTCAAGGCTAACGCAATACAAGCAAGGCAGATAGCCAAGCAACAGGACTGCGCTGTGTTCTATATGTCTCAGCTATCTGCAGAGGCAGAGGGTAAGGTTGTACTTAACCAAGCCATGATGGAAGGTAGTCGTACAGGTAAGGCAGCAGAAGCTGACCTGATGATAATGATCTCTAAGAACCCTACGATTGAGGGTCAAGAAGAAGAAGACAACCAGCGTCACATCAACGTGGTCAAGAACAAACTGTCTGGCTGGCACGGCATTGTGCATACAGACCTTGAGTACAAGACTGCGAGGTACGTAGCATGATACCTCTGATGGACTTGATCCTTATGGGAATGGCAGTGATAGCTGGCTACATTATATGGGAGCAACAACAGATGCTCAAGAACCTAGCGGTGTACCAGAAGGGACTACTTGAGGTAATGGCAAAGCACAACTCTTTGTCGGATGCCTTCATTGAATTATCAATGGAGCTAGAATATGAAGAGGAGACAACAGATGCTTGATCAAGATGTTAGATGTTGTGATTCATGTAACGTTGAATTAACAAATGATAATCAATACGAAACTATGTTACTAAATAAACATTACTGCTGCATAGACTGTCACAAAAGAAAGATGGGTGTCACTAATAATGGACGTATGTTTGTAAATGGTAAGTACGTATCGAGGGAACATCCGTTGTACAAAGCGGGACGTTATAAATCCTTTGGTGATCTTGCCTTTGGTTCGTTAAACAACTACAGTCAAATCAAAGAAGGGTATGTGTACGCTATTGTAAATGCCGCATGGCCTGAGTGGGTCAAGATAGGTAAGGCACTTGATGCAGAGGACAGGCTCAGTGGCTACCAAACAAGCTCACCTATGCGAGACTACAAGCTGGTGTACTCAGTACACTTTGAGGATCGTAACGTAGCGGAACGTAAGGCACACACACTGGCGGCTCTCAAGACGGCACACCCTTGGAACAAGCATGACAACGGTGAGTGGTTTAAACTGACAGAGATAGAGGCAATAGAAATACTAAAGGAGACTACAGATGATTGATGCAACACTAATAGACTACATGGGTACTGACCTGTCGGTAGTTAATGCAGCCCGTGTATCCTTTGGTAAGAAGAGTGAGTCGTTGGGTAGTGTAACCGCCAATGGAGTTACCCGTCAGGTACTACATGATAGTGACACCAAGCTAATCAACTACCTAGCCAAGCATAAACATACCTCACCCTTTGGTCATTGCTTTGCATCCTTCCACATTAAGGCACCTGTGTTTGTGGCACGACAGTTGGTTAAGCATAAGTTCCTACGGTGGAATGAGATCAGTCGTAGGTATGTAGACACTAAGCCTGAGTTCTATGTTCCTGATGTGTGGCGTGGTAAGGCAGAGGATAAGAAGCAAGGTAGCGATGGTGTTATAGAGGAAGCAACGCACATCCTATACAGCAATAATGAGTTCTATGGTTGTATAGATGAGACAGACCCATACTATCAATGTCTTAATTCCTATGAGGGTTTATTGAGACTAGGCGTGTGTCCTGAACAGGCACGTATGGTACTACCACAGTCGATGATGACTGAGTGGTACTGGTCAGGTAGCCTTGACGCCTTTGCAGATATGTGCAATCTTAGGTGTTCAGGTGATACACAATTAGAAACTAGGCTAGTAGCAAATCAAATCTGTGACAGTATGAAGGAACTGTTTCCCGTGTCATGGTTTGCATTGAGATTGGAGAAATAAAATGTGGGCAGTAATGTTTGAGATTGATACAGGTGAATTTGTATACGACACAGGTAAGGATTCCTTTACAGCAGATGATCCAACCGTATGGTTTAACACTAAAGAAGATGCACAGAAACGTGCAGACAAATGGAACACAGGTATAGTAGTACCGTACATCAGACCAATGACGGAAGATGAACGGAAAAGATCAGTACAAAGAAGGGGGTACATTTAAATGACAACAGCAACATCAACGGCAGAGATACGTTTGTACAACGCAATGGTAAACAACTCGCTCACTATAGACGAAGCCATCATAGCAATGGAACAATTCAGGGATCACTTAAATGTAGATAACTTGATAATACAAAACGAAGGGGTTGACAATCGTGCCAAGATATACGATAACGACTTCACAGTATTAGATGAATGGGACACATGGACAGACTAAGGGGAGCGACACCAACATGAAACACTTAACCCTAGACGTAGAGAACACAGTGGTCAAACGCAATGGTAAGTTACACCTTGATCCGTTTGAGCCAGAGAATACATTGGTTATGGTAGGCATGCTAGATGATCTTGGAAACGAAGATATTATAACTTTCGATCACTCAGAGCAACAACCTACCACAGAGGGGCGGCGTATAGTGCAAGACGCATTAGACGCTACCTCTCTACTTATTGCACACAACGCACCGCATGATTTGCTATGGCTATGGGAGTCAGGGTTTGTATATGACGGTGAGGTATTCGATACCATGTTGGGTGAGTACGTTCTGCAGCGTGGACAGAAGCAACCGCTATCACTTGAAGCGTGTGCAGAACGTTATGAATTGGACACTAAGAAGCAAGACACATTGAAGGAGTACTTTAAGGATGGATATTCCACACGTGATATACCTCATGCTGAACTATCGGAGTATCTATCACATGATCTCCACGCTACTCAACAATTGTATAATGTTTTGCAGACATCATACGAGGGATGCAGTTCCTTAGTACCAACGATACAGTTGACTAATCAGTTGTGTATACACCTTGCTCGTATTTATCAGCGTGGGTTCAAGGTTGATATGAACGCACTGATGGAAGTTCGTACTGAGTTTGAGCAAGAGCGTAACGTACTGAGTATAGCACTTGAGGAACAGGCCAGTGACCTAATGGGTGACAGACCAATCAACCTCAACAGCCCAGAGCAATTGTCTTGGGTTATCTACAGTCGCAAGCCACAGGATAAGAAGATGTGGGCAGACTTGTTTGACGAACGTATGCCTGACCCAGAGTACAAGCGTACCGTCAGTCAGTACAGCGACAAGTTGTACAAGCAGAAGGCACACCAATGCCGTACATGTAATGGCACTGGACAAACATGGAAACAAAAAAAGGATGGGACTCAATATGCTAGATCAAATAAATGTAATAATTGCAGTGGCGTGGGATATAATTTTTGTGATAACCTTAGTAGCGTTGCTGGCTTAAAATTCGTACCACCTAATTCTAAGTGGATCAGTGCCAATGGTTTTGGTACAGGCAAAGACAACCTTGTATTCCTTGAGGGCATTGCACGTTCCAAGGGTATGCGTGAGGCTGAGTTATTCCTACAGAATGTACGTAGGTTGTCTGCAGTAGAGACATATCTCAGCAGCTTCGTAGAGGGCATTGCGACACACGTAAAGCCTGACGGCATGCTTCATGTACGTCTACTACAGCACCGCACTGGGACAGGCCGTTTGTCTGGCGCTGATCCTAACATGCAGAACATGCCACGTGGTGGTACGTTCCCCGTCAAGAAGGTATTCATCTCACGATGGAAGGGTGGGAAAATCATGGAAGCTGACTTTGCACAGCTTGAGTTCCGTGTCGCTGCCTTCCTGTCTCAGGACATGACTGCCATTGATGAGGTAACCACAGGCTTTGATGTACACAGCTACACTGCACAGGTTATATCAGATGCAGGTCAGCCTATATCACGGCAAGATGCCAAGGCACACACCTTCGCTCCGTTGTATGGGGCTAGTGGGTTTGGTCGTAGTCCTGCAGAAGCGGCGTACTATCAACAGTTTACGACAAAGTATTCCGGTGTAGCTGAGTGGCACAAGGCACTAGCCAAAGAGGCACTCAACACTGGCAAGATAACTACACCATCTGGGCGTGAGTTTTCATTCCCTGATGTAGTAAGGCGAAGGTTCGGGGGTGTGACATATTTCACACAGATTAAAAATTATCCTGTTCAATCGTTCGCAACGGCTGACATTGTACCCATATCTCTGATATACATAGATAAGCTACTAACAGCAAACAAGTTACGCAGTTGCGTAGTCAACACGGTGCATGACTCAATAGTAATTGATGTGCATCCCAACGAAGAAGGGAAAGTACTACGAGTAATACAAGCAGCTAATGATAAACTAATACCAATCGTCAATCGCAAGTGGGGAATAGACTTCAACATACCTCTGTTATTAGAGGCGAAGATAGGACCAAACTGGCTTGACACAAAAGATGTAGTGTGATATAACTATTACTCACCTGATCAACAACAAGGAGATTTAACATATGAATCAAGTAACAACAATAGACACAAATAACTTTGCAGCAATGGCTCAAGCTATGGGCATGAACGCAGAGACACAAAAGAATACCAGTAAGGCAAGCACACTTGCACGTTTACGTATTCATCACACGCCACTCATGGGCCAGCAAGAGGTCAAGGGTAAGATGAAGAACGTAGAAGTTATTGCAGGTGGTGCCTACAAACTGGAGATACCTGACGGCCCTACGTACTACGCAGAGGGTGCAACTATACGTCCGTTCCTACAACGGTTCATGTATAAGAAGTTCATCAAGGGTAACGACAATACACCTAACCGTTTCCTCAAGACTGTTATGGCTAATGACCTTAACAATGACATGAAGGATAACGAGGGTGGCTTCAACTGTGGTAAGCCAGCAGGATTCATCAAAGATTGGGCAGCACTGCCTGACCACATGAAGGAACTGATCAAGTCTATCAAGCGTGTTCGTGCATTGTTTGGTACAGTAGAGTTGATCAATCCTACAGATGAGAATGGTAATGCAGTTGACGTAGACACTACCGCATTTATCTGGGAGATTGATAACCGTGACGCCTTCAAGACAATGGGTGATCAGTTTACCAAGTTGTCTAAGATGCAACGCCTACCACCACAGCACAACATCTCTTGTACTACAAAGGAAGTACCCTTGCCAAATGGCAGTAGCTTCTACGTACCAGAGACAGAGTTGAACCTTGGTACTACGTTGGAGATGGACAATGATGCACAAGAAGTCTTTGCTAATTTCATGGCATGGATTGAGAACTACAATACCTACATACTTAACACATGGGATGAGAACATGAATAGGCATGAGGACGTAGACACAGACACAGTAGAAGAGTTTGTGGACATCAATGAAGAGGACTTCGTGTAATGGACATGCCCCCATCAGGTATTGTCTATGACATGTCAAACGAGGAGTATCACAAACAGGTAGGGTACTCTTCGTCTGCCATTAAAACGGTGTGCAAGCAATCGCTTGCGCACTACATGGCACAGAAACCATTAGGTGATAGCCCTGCGTTTGCGCTTGGCTCTGCCGTACATGCCACACTACTTGAGCCAGAGCGTGACCTAGTTACCAAAGGCCCAAAGACAAGGGCATCCAAACTGTTTAAAGATTTGTACAACAACAGGGAAGATGATCAAGTAGTTCTTACAGAGGTTGAATACTACGTACATCACAAGATGTGTCAGTCAGCCTTGAAAAACGATACGTGTAACAAGATACTAACGGACAGCCGTAGGGTTACAGAGAGTAGTATCTTTGTAACGGATAAGGTTACGGGGCTGAACTTGAAGACAAGACCAGACTTGTACATACCAGAAACAGGTCAGCTATTTGACATCAAGACTACCATTGATGCATCGCCTACAGGTTTTGCAGAGCAGGTTGGGAAGTATGCATACCACATACAAGCTGCCTTCTACGTACTGACATGTAAGAAGGCTGGCCTAAAAGCTACAGAGTTTAACTTTATAGCTGTAGAAAAGACTGCCCCTTACATCACTCACTTACACAAGGTAAGCCCTGAGTTATTGAAGGAAGCTACAGAGAAGGTAGAAGAAACTCTTGCACACATTGCAGAAGCAAACAAAAGCGGTGTGTTTGATACGGGTTGGGGTGACTACTCAACTCTTAAAGTAGGAGACTTTTAGTACTATGAATGGCAAGCAATTCTCTGCCGCCATGAAGCATGGGTATAGGAGTGGGCTAGAGGTCAGAACCAGCGAGTATCTTGTTGAACACAATATAAAGTTCAGGTACGAGCAAGTTAAGATTGAATGGGAAGACCTCATGTACCGTACCTATACCCCTGACTTTGTGTTAGGGAACGGTATAATAATTGAGACAAAGGGATTGTTTAGTGCAGATGACAGGCGTAAACATTTAGCCGTTAAGGCACAGCATCCCAAGCTAGACATACGCTTTGTATTTACAAGCAGTAGAAGAAAATTAAGTAAGGGAGCTAAGACTACCTATGGACAATGGTGTACTAAGTATGGTATACCTTTTTACGACAGGATCATTCCAGAAGAATGGTTAAAAGAAAAGGGTAAGGATATGCATACTACATTGATACACTGCCCCTATAGAAAAGTAAAAAGGAAATAACGCACATGAAAAAAGATAACAACGTGTTTATAAGTTTTGATGCCAACGATTACCTTGTGCGGTTGACACCCTTCATAGACAAGAAAGGTAACTGGACAGGAGAGATACTAGTAGGCACTATAACTACAGACGAGAACAACCTGTCAGATGAAGATCACTTCAACTTAATGACTATAACA